GAACGAGGCGCAGATAAAGAAGTTATGATCTCAGTGTTACAGTCTCTGCAATTGGAGGCATGGCAACACGGAGAAGAAGTCTTTAATCGTGTGACCGAGTGGATTCTTGGAGAAAGAACCAGACTAACACTCCGAATGCACGTGTACTCATGGTCAGCTATGTGCGATTTCCGTCGTTCCGCGTACTATTACTAACCTCAGACTCCGTCCTGACTCGACGCTATAAATTGTCCGCTATGATGCTCTGCGACAATCATCCCTAGCCTGGCCGGTTACCCGTATGGGGGAAGTTTAAGTCACTTCTAGAACCAAAGACTAGTGTTGCAACTCACTTTAAAAGTTAAGGAATGTGAATCTGATCCTGTTTGCATTCTGTTTATTGGATCTCTAACGTAAACGACATTACTAGTGGCCATTCCACTAATCCTCAAGAATTAACTGCTACTGCTGTAGTGGAAGATTTTTACACCCCGACTCTGACCTTTGCAGAGATCGGAAGTACCTTGGAGCAGACTTCTCCTGGGTATGCTTCCTGTGCTGCGGGAGTCGGCGAGTTTCCTGAGACAAAGATACTTGAGCGTATGTGTTTTCTTCACACTCAAGACTGGTCTATTGCTGATTCTCAGATGACTGCTTCTTCTAGTCCAGTTCATTTTATGAACTGTATGGCACTTCTTGCTGATTATCCCAAGAATCGAGCTATCCTTAATCAGTTTCACTATTTTAGGGCGGACATAGAAGTTACGTTCCGTTTAAATACGAATCAGTTTTATTACGGAGCGTTAATGTGCTCTATGTGGCCGGGAGACGCCACGGGAGAGCGCCCTGATTCTCGTGCTGTTCTCGATCCTGCAATAGTTTCTGCTATGTCATCAGATGCTCTTGTCCGCACGTGGTCTTACTCGTTTCCAGACGCGTGGCTCCAAACTAACAAGCTTGATACGTTTGGAGCTTATCCCGTGTGGTTTGCAGTGGACGTTTTGGCTCCCCTGTCAAAAGCGTCGGAAGATATTCCGGATTCAGTGACTATGAGTATGTGGGCTAGGTTCGTTAACGTTAAGTTAGCGTTCCCAAAGTCTGCTTCTCTTCCTGAAGCACAGTCCGCATCAGCTCCCGCTTTTTCTGTGACCGTCGCTCAGAAGAAAAAGAGACCTTCTCCGAGTAAAGATCCCTCTAAGACTAATAGAGAAGGATCTAGTTCCCTTACTAAGGCGGTTCAAGCCGTGCGTAGGGTGACGATTGGTGAAGCCTGGGATGTGGGTGTCGGAATAGTTAATACCGCAATCAAGTTTCTTCCGTTCTTTTTTGACAAACCTGACCGTGTGGTTGTTCAGACACCTATGATAACAGAAAATTGCGCTGATTGTTACGCTATGACTATAGCTGATAGCAATCCAGTTTTCGCCGTTAATCCGTCTCTTTATCTAGATCCCGATGTAAGAAGGATGCCAATGTCAGGAAACTGGACTGTACAGCAATATGCAGCGATTCCTGGGGTGTGCGCTTTACAAACGTTAACTGACGAAGTTCCCACTACCGTAATCCCGCTTCACACTCTTCAATCACATGAAGGAGTGTTCGGCAAGCCTTTCGATTACGCACGTTTGAGTTCTGTTAAGTGGCGTGGGTCTACTAAAGTACTTTTGCAATTCTTCACGTCCTCGTTCATTTCTGCTCGTTTTTCGGTCTCAGTGATCAATCCATTGGAGATGACTGGTTTTCCTGCTGACTATACCGATGGTGTTTCCCGCATTGTTGATGTTAAGGGAGACACTGTTGATGCCTTCACGGTCCCTTGGGTTTCGGCGAAATGGTGGACTAAAGACTTGGCAAACCTCTCACTTGAGATAAAACCAGAGTCTAAGTTCATTACTTCCGATACTGTAACTGATGCTAAAATCTATTTGGTAGTTTGGGTAGCAGGAGGAGAAGATGTAGAGTTCTGTACTCCCACCGTTGTTCCTTCTAGCTCTTGGTCCGGCAAGCCTTTGCCGGTACTTAGAGAAGTGGAAGCTCAATGTTCTCCCGGAGCTGCGTTTTCTACGTCTTTTCCTCCAGTAATCCCGAATTGCGTTTTCGAAACGGATGACGGTTACTGTAACACCGACCAAATATCTAGTATTGCGGAAATCACTAAGCGATATTCTTCCAGAGAGGGATCGACTAGATTGCATCCCAGAGTTTTAGACTCTGGTGACCTGAGCCAGGTAGAGGTTTCTAATTTTCGGAATACCTTATTCGGTAATTGGCGAGCAGCCTTTCTGTTCCGCTCGGGCGGACATAAGGTTAGAATCTTTGGAACAAGCAACAAAAGGCATTGGAAGGTTCTCGATTATAGTAGAACACCCGCT